ATTATTATCGTAATGAATATCAATACCCAAACGCTTAATTGTTTCCCATTTCATTTTGCCATTTGTAAAATAAACCTTTGATTTTGGAATGCCTAATTCATCCGCCACTTTGTAAACTTCGGCCGATGCTGATTCTTGCCTTCGTGTAACGATGTAAACATCCTTTCCTTGCGTTATTAATCGCTTGGCTAACGTTTGCCCTCTCTTGGTTGACAACGTGTCATCAAAGTCAAAGGAAACCTTATTAGCTTCCGCTGCATAATTACCGCTGGAGATAATTGCTTGATAAACTTCGGTTGCTTTTTCTTTCGTTTCATAAATACAATCTCCGGTCCCGATTCTCCATTTATTATTTGAACATTTAATTACTGGCATCTTGATTGTTTTTATACTCGATGTAAACTTTACGAATGCGACTAATGTAATCCCTCCAGCAACTATCACAACTCGTTTGTTCTAAGTGTTGTTCAAATACATTATAATAAATTTCACGGAGTTTCGTTTGCTCCAAGATTGAAACCTGATGGCGATCAACGCTAAACCAATAATCAAGGTATTCGTAATCTTCTTCATTTAAACAATTGATTTTTCGGTATGGAAACATTTGATTTAATGCTTCTTTTCTTTTGTCGCAACCGCAATCCCATCCGATTGCCTCCGCTAATTTTTCAACTCCTGCTTTTATGCCGGTAGCCTCCGTGAATTGCTCGATAGTATCGCCTAATCCTTTTGGTTTTCTTTTTGCCATTGTATTAATTTTAATTTGCAGTTCCTTATTGTGTTATAAATGCTTGTAAAACTTATGCCCGATTCCCTTGCCATCTTCCGCATACTCACTCCCTTATTAACATAAACCATAAAAAGCATCCTTTCGTAATCTTCCCAGGTCTGAATGTAGTCAATAAATGGTTGTGCCAATTCTAACACTATATCTTCTTCAATGGAATCGCTCAATAAATATTCTATGTCTTTTGTGATTTCTATCTTGATAACTTTCTTGTTATGCAAGTTCATTGTCAATGATCGCAAAGTAAAATAGAAATAGGCAAAATTTACATCTTTGTTAGACTGAATGATTTTTATGTAGGCTTCTTGAACTATATCCTCGGCGTAGGTATTTTCGCCGAATCTTTTTACTACGGTTATCCAGTGCTTGTGCTTATCAATAAGGTGGTCAATGCTTACCACTTTTCATCATCCTTTAAACTTTTCTATTTCCCTTTTTAGATACCATTGGGCCTTCTCCAAATCTTGCTTTTTGTTTCCTTTCTTATCGGCCCTTAAAATATATTTAATCACGTTTCCAAGATTAAAATTTAAATTATATCCTTCAATCACTTCAATGGTTTCTATTCCATTGGCTTGATAATGTTCTGGCGAATTTACTTGTTCTAATAATGGTTTTTCTATCATATTTTTTTTGTCCAAATCAATTAATAATTCTTTAAACGGATTATAAAACATAACAACAAAGTTTACAAATTTATTTTGAATTATTCAAGAAATCCTTTATTTTTTTAGTTCTCCCAAATGCTGAATAAGACAACTGCCCCGAATTTTCTAAAATGTGTTTTCGATTTATGGCCAAAGAATAATTCAAATCAAGAATAGTTTCGCATCCAACTTTAATTTGTCGTGTCGGATTGATTAATTGCTGATCTATCCAGGCGATGGCATCAAGATAATTAGATCTCATTTTTACGGAACCGGTTAATTAAATTAATACAATCATCAATACTTCTCACAACTGCGTAATAATACTCATGCTTCATCGCTATGGCTTCAAAATCCTTTTGGCTTTGCGATTGCTTACCTTTGTCAATTTTAACCTCTACAAACAAGCCCTTCCAGGTATTATTTGAAACCATCCAAAACATATCTGCAACTCCAGCCTTTGCACCTTCCATTTTTAATTTTATTGCAACTAACCGATGGCGGAGGCCACCGTTCGGAATGGCAAAATATGGAAAATCTTGGGTTAAATCCAACCATTTACATATTGCAACCTGGAGAAGATGTTCATCTTGTTTCATAAATATTTAAGGAATGCCCAAAATTTTCTTGTTTTGATATATTCAAGATTGCCTTCATTTTTGTAGGCTTCCTTTTCAAAACAAATTCTTCGATATGCTGCATCGGTATTGCCAATCAATACGGTTCTAATGCAGAACTCAATTAAATACCACACATAAAAGAATACTACACCCATTTCCGCTTGTTGCTTTAAGTGGATTGATTCGTGATTAATTAAACTTTTACGATTCCAATCAGCCAATCTATCGACATACGATTTTCGTAAGAAAATAAAAGGGAATAAAGTTATTCCGTTGGTTTCCTTACCAAGAATCCAATAATTACCTATTTTAATTTTTTCCATAATTTTCGTTGTAATATTGTTCCGCTTGCTTTGTAGCTTCCATCTCCATAGAAGTAATCAAACCAATTAAATGAGCATCTATTATCTGATATTTCTCCATTTGTTTAGCCTGCTTAAATGAACGTGCATTGTGTGCCAAATCTTCATTACTTTCTGGAAAAATGATGATTGTATCATAAAGCCATTCTACTGCTGTTTGTTTAGTTTTCATTGTCTTGTTGTTTTAAATATGATTGAATCCATTCATGAAGCAATACAATATCATACCATCCATTGACTTGAATAATAAGGCAATGGTCAAATGTTTTATCACTTGAAATTGCTATATCCTCTACAAAACTTGGTATATTATACTTTGCTCTCTTTTCTTTGTCAGGAACAAATATTGGTATAATGTCCTCAACAGCACCTCCAGTATATTCTCTATGGTCATACTTATGTAGATTAAACACAGGTTCAAACTTGTCTACATCATCTACAAACACTCTTAATTGTGCTGAATCTAAACTAATATATTGTGTTTTAATTAAATCTTCAGTGTTCATTTGTCTTGTTTTTTAGCTATTTCTATAAGTTTATCAATACAAGCATTCTCTGCTTCTTCGTCGGTAGAATATAAGTCATTATCATAATGAAAATCAGTATCATCTGACTTGTCAATGATTTTAAAATCAAAGAATAATTCATCATCTTTAAACTCACTAAGTCTAAATACTTCAATTTGTTGATATAAGCCATACTTCTCCATAAACCAACGGAAAACTTGTTGTTTAAGTGGTGCTGGAACAAATCTTTCCTTCTTCTCTTTCTTACCTCGTTCCCATAACTCTCCTGTGGCATGATATACAAAATCATAATCCCCATCGTAGTTTAATCCACTCAATGCCTCGCATTGTTCTTTGCTTAAAAATTCTTTATTGTTCATTGTTTGGTTGTTTATAAGTTTCGTTGTAATAATCTCTTGGTGAATTATTCATTCCATCAATTAATCCTTGAAAATAACCATTACTTATCTGTTCTTCCATCATTTGTTTGGCTTGTTGAAATAACTTATAATGCTTTGCTTGCATTTCGTGGTTTTCTAATTTATCAAAAAACCAATCTACTGCCGTTTGTTTAATTTCCATTATTTTAATAAATTTTTACGTTTATCCGTTTTAATCAATTCCGAATAAAAAAAGATGGTTACTGGTATGATCAAAGATATTATATTCATCGCAACAAACTTCTGAGTCATTCCGATTTCTACCCAGTAATAAAGTAAATTTATTAACCACGAAATAAGGCCAAAAAAGATAGCAGTATTTCGCTTCCCAAGTAATGTAAAAATCAAGATTGATGATTCCAAAGAAAAGGCAAACACCCAACTAATAAAATAGTCGAGTAGTGTCTGCCGAGAGATATTAAAGAATACATCGGATGCGTGCGTGATCTGCGTAAGCAATGCAAAGCAGATCGTTATGATAATTATTTTTTTCATTATCCAATTTTTTGACCAACAACTCCGGTTTGTAAACTTTCACTTAAATTTTCATTTTCTTTAATCATTAATGCTAAATCATAGGCTTCCTCATATGATCCACATTCAAATAAATGAACGTGATTTAAATCATCAAATTCACATAAGGCAAATAATTCACAACGAAATAGATCAATTAAAATATAATATTCTTGTGTTACAAAAATTTCTGAACCATCAGTTAATAAAAATACTTTTTTAAATGCCTCAAAAGGTAATTCAGATGATTTATTTTCAATTTCAAGATCATCGATAAAATCACAAATATCTGATATTTCATCAAATTCAATTACGGGAATGTCTCCAGTCGTATCAATTTTCGAGTAATGTAAATTAATTTTCATTTTTGATTTTTTTTAAAAGTTGAATAATTTTTTTAGTGTATGATAATTCTCAATTTTAATCTTAATTAATTAATTAAATTTTCAACTTATAGGTTTAATTTTTCCTTGTTCATCTAATCTGCATCCAAAATCAACTAATTGATTCGTAAATAAAATGTATGCTTCCTTTCTGCACCAATTCCAACGCTCATCCTTATTTTCAATATTAGCCGACTTCTTCCAAATCTCGAGCATTTCTTCCTCAGAAATATTTTTAATTTTTAACTTGACTAAAACTTTATACAAATCACTTAAACCAGGAACCCAATTAAACTTTGTATTTTCTTCTCTTGACTTTTGAATCTGATCTGCAAAATTATTAATTATTCCAATTGCATCCTTCATTAATACCTCATCATTTGGTACCGGTATAACTTCCTCTGCTGGCTTGGCATTTGTTACCTTCCGCATCACATCGTTCTTTTCAAGCAAATAACGCTTTATCCAAAGGACAAAATTTGATGGGTTCCAAAACACATTTGATTCGTGTTCTTTAAGGTAGTTACCATCAAGTCCATTTTCAAGGGCCAATAAAACTTCGGCTTCCGTTAAATGATCAAACTTGTTTAAGTCTGAAAAAATCATTTGGCTTTCTACTGCATCCTCGTGTTTGGCTCTATCCTTTAGGCTTAGCCGAACTTTAGCCATCGAAATGATTGTATTGGCTATCCGTGCTTTATCTGCCTCAGACAAATACATTATTTTTTGTTTTAGCGAAGCATCGTAAATAATGGTTTCGCTTTTAGTCATCTTGCTATCTGCAAGAATCGGTTGTGAGTATTTGTCAATACTACTTCCGGATGAAGGGATTGTGATAAGTTCCATTTGCTATTTGTTCTAAAGTTTCTTCGTAAATCTCTTGCATCTGATTAAGATTCTTGGTCATCTTACCAGGTGCCGGTTCTAAATTGTTTGAAGGTTTTTTAAAGTTATTTGAACGTTCCATCCAAGTTTTAACTCGTCTGCTAATTTCGAAAAACTTTTGTGATTCCCATCTTGGTTTTCCTTTTTTATCGGATTCCATCCAGTAAGAATAAAAATTATCAAACTCATTACCTAATTCAGATTCAAAAAATTTAATACGTTCTAAAAAAGATTGAGTAGGTTCCTTTACTACTCTTTCTTTATTATCAGTATAGTTATTATTATCTTTTTTACTGAAATCTTGATTACTATAGTTTGATGGTTTTCCTATAGTAGGATTTTCCTTTATAGGATTTCCTATAGGTAGG